GTAATATTAGTAACAGGAAAAGCAGGAGCAGGCAAGACCCATTGGGCTTTGCAATGGATTAACGAACAAAAGAACTTAGAACCACGCCCTACCGTGGCCTGGTTGGATGGAGATAATTTTAGGGCTGAGAATAACAACATGGATTTTTCAGCACAAGGAAGGTTATTAAATCTACAAGCAGCCGCTGAAAAAGCAGCTAAAATGGAAGCTAATGGTATTGATGTTATTTGTAGCTTTGTAGCCCCAACAAAAGCACTCCGTGATATAATGCGTTCATATTGGAATGAAAGTATTTTAATTTATATACCTGGAGGTAAACTCTGGGAAGGAACCACATACGAAACTCCCAGCTGGGAAGAACTTAGTTTAAAAAGAAAGGAGTAAAATATGGCACGCACAACTTCAGCAGAAGTGATACAGATAATGGATAATACCCAGGTATCTTCTCCGGTGATAGATGCTGTTATTGATTCTGCTAATCGATTAGTAACTGATGTATTTAATGGAGATACTAATTTGAGTACAGATCAATTAGCTGATATTGAAAAATGGTTGACAGCACATATGATTGCTGCTAGTATTGAACGAACAGCTACTGAGGAGAAGATTGGAGATGTGAGTATTAAATATACCGGGACATTTGGAAAGTATTTAGATGCTACTCCATATGGGCAGATGGTAAAGATGTTAGATACCACTGGTAAAATAGGGAATATAGGTAAGAAGGGAATTAATGTAATTGCAGTTAAAAGTTTTGACGAATGAGTTTAGCAAATAACATATTAAAACGATTTAATGATACGGTAGTTTATTGGGATTCTCCAACGAATGACGGATCAGGAGGATTTACTTATGATGAGCCAGAAGAATTAAGTTGCCGTTGGGTGCAAGGATCTGAAGTGATGCGAGGAGATAATGGAGAGGAAACAGCATCTGATGCTACAGTTTATGTATCAAAAGCTTTAGATCAGCAAGGGATGTTGTTTTTAGGTACTTTGGACGATAGTAATTTTGATAGTAATCTATTACCGGATCAAGTAACAGCATATCGAATACTGAAAACTGAACGTATTCCATCATTACAAAAAGCAAGTGAATCAATTTATAAAGTATATTTAGGATGGCAAACACGGGGATAATAGGAATAGAAAAAGTATCTGCTAATTTGAACAAACAATTAGTTAAGATAAAAGGACAGTCTTTGGCTGGGTTGATTAAAGCCGCGGCTTATTTACGAGTGGATATGGAAAAAACCCCACCTATTGTTCCTGCAGATACTGGTAATCTAAGACAATCGTGGACGGTTATTCCTAATAAGACTGCAGAAGGATTTGGTGTGATATTTGGATTTACTGCTAATTATGCTTTTTGGGTTCATGAAAATGTAGGAGCACATTTTAAACGACCTGGCTCGGGTGCTAAATTTTTAGAAAAGGCTTTAGAACGTAATCATGATGAGATATTACGAATTGTTCAACAAAATGTAAAATTATGAACGCAGTAAGTGTAGATATAAAGGATATGTTGGTAGCTGGGTTGAGTTATACCTTTGCTACTGATATATTCATAGGTAAGGAACCTACCACACCTGATAATTGTGTTACCATTTTTGACACAGGTGGAGGAGCTCCTCAATTAACCTTCACTCAGGGAGAACGATATGAATACCCTACGTTTCAAATCCGGGTACGAAATAAAAGTTATTTGGTAGGAATGGCTGCCATAGAAGCTATTAAAGAATCATTACATGGCCGGGCACAAGAGTCATGGAATGGTACTTTATATTCTGTTGTTTATTGTTCTAGTGGTCCTGCTCTACTAGACTGGGATGACAGTAACAGATGTAGATTTATTATTAATTTTAACGCACAACGAAGATGAAATCAGGAGTTTACAAAATTGTAAATATTGTAAACGGAAAACTTTATGTAGGAAGTTCTACTAATGTGAAGTATAGGTTATGGAGGCATACCCATGAATTACGTCGTAATGTTCATGAAAATAAATATCTCCAAAATGCTTGGAATAAACATGGTGAAGCTTGTTTTTCTTTTATAGTTCTTTTATATTGTAAAAAAGAAAAGTTATTAGAAAAAGAACAAAAGATGATAAATCATTATAAATCCACGTGGCAGCATAATGGTTATAATATTTGTTCAATAGCTGGTAATTGTCTTGGTATTACTCGTTCTGAAAAAACAAGGAGTAAAATGAGAGGAAATACTAATGCAAAAGGAACTAAAGGATTTAAGCATTCTTTAGAAACAAGAATGAAAATGTCTCAAGCTAAGATTGGTAAGTCTGCTGGGATGTCAAGAAAGTTTCATTCTGAGGAAACAAAGAAAAGAATGGCTAATGCTAAAAAAGGAAAAGTAAGTCCTAAAAAAGGAAAGACGTATAAAAAGTTTTAGATTAAATTAATGTTGTAATTTTTAACAAAAAGGAGGTAAACAATGAGCAGTAATGCAATTAGCGGAGTGGGTACTTTGTTCCGTAGATGGAGTGGCACAGCTTGGGTAAATATAAGCGAAGTCAACAATATCACCGGACCAGGTATGACTCGAGAAACAATTGATGTTACATCTTTAGATTCTACCGGAGGATACCGGGAATTTATAGGTGGATTTAGAGATGGAGGTACTATTTCATTGAGTATGAATTTCACTCGTTCTACGTATGATATGATGAAGGATGATTTTGAGAGTGATACAATTCAAGATTATGAAATGGTTTTTCCAGATGCAGAGAACACAACTGTAGAATTCTCAGGATTGGTAACGGAATGTCCGTTGACTATTCCTACTGACGATAAAATTACGTCAGATGTAGTTATCAAGATAAGTGGTCAGGTATCCATTGAAAGTGGATCAGGATCGAACAGTTAATTAATTATTTGTCTTAATCACAGACATTTTAAAAACTATAAACCAATGTTAGACATAGCTTTTATTAAATACAAAAATCAAAAGTATCCAATTAAATTAGGATATTATGCTTTAAAAATGTTTAAAGCAGATGCAGGAACCAATATTGAAGCAATCAAAGAAGATGATTATGAAGCCTATGAAACTTTATTATTTTATTCTATGAAGCAGGGAGCTAAACGACAAAATACGGAGTTTACTTTTAAAAAGGAAGACATGGAAGACATTTTGGATGATTGCTTTTTTGAATTTATACAATTAATACCACAGTTTTTTCCGGAGGCTAAATTGGGAAAGCCAGTGCCTCAGCAGAAAGCAAAAAAGTAACCTATCGGGAATTATACGCTGAGGCACGTACCAGGATAGGATTGACACTTGAAGAATTTGAGGATCTCAGCCCAGCTGAATTAAGTTTGTTATTTGAAAAAGATGTGGAGCATAAACAAGATAAGGTAACGATAGCGTTTCGTTCCTCTTGTGAAGTGATGCGAATACAGACTATGTATTTGATAAATGTACAGGTAAAGAAAGAAAGTCAAATATGGCAGCAACAAAAGTTTATGCCTTTTACGTGGGATGATAAGGAAGTTAAGAAACAATCAGTAGAGGAGATGAAGCAGATTATGTTTGGCATAGCGCGCACGCAGAATAAAAAAGTAAATAAAGATAAATTAAAACCTAAGAAATAATGTCAAATTTTAGTATAGGTCAATTATGGGCAGGATTGGGATTACGGGATGAAGAATTCCGGGCCGGGATGGCAAGGGCTCGGACACAGATGGCTGCCACAAGTGCTGCTTCTGCAAAAATGACAGCTACCGTGAATGCCTCATTGATGAAAGTCAGTAGAGAATTGAAAACCGTAGGCTCGGCTTTTACTATGTATTTGACATTACCATTATTAGCAGCCGGTGGAGCTGCTTTTAAAGTAGGGGCTGATTTTGAAAGTTCTTTATCTAAAATAGAAGGTTTAGTAGGAGTAGCTAGGGAGCAGGTTCAAGCCTGGAGACAAGATATATTGGACATGGCACCAGCCGTTGGTAAAGGCCCTGGAGAGTTGGCTGATGCTTTGTTTTTTATTACTTCAGCTGGTATTAAAGGAGCTGAGGCGATGGATGTATTGAAGATGTCAGCACAGGGATCATTGGCCGGGTTGGGCGAAACTAAAGTGGTAGCTGATCTGGTAACCTCTGCTATGAATGCCTATGGTAAAGAGAATTTATCCGCTGCTCAGGCAACAGACATATTAGTATCAGCCGTACGAGAAGGAAAGGCTGAGGCTGCCGATTTAGCCAGCAGCATGGGACAAGTACTGCCAATTGCTTCTGCTATGGGAGTGACATTTGATCAAGTAGGAGCTGCACAGGCAGGTATGACTCGTACAGGAACTAATGCAGCTACAGCGGCTACACAATTAAAAGCCATATTAAATTCATTATTAAAGCCTACAGATGATGCTGAAAAGGCTTTAAATTCAATGGGAACAAGTAGTGTAGAATTACGGAAAACAATACGAGAAGATGGTTTACTGAAAGCCTTAACAGATATCCGGGGATTAATAAATACTTTTGGTGAAGAAGTAGCTGGACAGGTATTTCCAAATATCCGAGCCTTAAGTGGAGTGTTAGACTTAATGGGAGCTAATGCAGAAGATAATATTGCCATATTTAATTCTTTAGCAGATTCTACCGGAGCCTTAGGTAAAGCAGTAGGAGCTGTTGAGGAGGATATGAATACACGGTGGAAGAAAACAATGTCCCAGGTAAAAGTAACATTAATAGAATTTTCGGATGTAATAAAAGAAATTGCTATTCCTATGTTACAGAAAATAAGTGAGTGGTTTAAAAAAGCAGCTACTTGGCTGAAAGGTTTAAGCGATGAGCAGAAAAAATCATTAGCTCGTACTATTGCCTTTGCAGCGGCTTTTGGTCCTGCAGTTAAAATATTAGGTTTGTTTGTAGGAATGATTCCCAGAGCTATTAATTTAGTAAAAGGATTGTCTACGGTATTATTTAAGTTGGCTAAATTTTTAGTTCTTAATCCGTATGTAGCAGCTGCTGCCGGCATTATTTTATTATTACCAAAGATTGATGATCTGATTACTAAAATACGATTATCTTCTAAATCATGGGGAGAGCAGAAAGTAAAAATAGATGATGCTACCCGAGCAATGCTTAGTTATAATAAAACACAAAATCAAATACCAGCCGGGACTAAGAAAATCTTGGATAGTATGGAAGAGCAAAAGACTGCATATAATAGTATTATTGCTAGGGGTAAAAAGTGGAAAGATTTAACAGCTAGACAATTGGAAGATTTAATTCTAGATATGAACTCTTTTAGGAACAAGCAAGAAGACCTATTAACTTACAATCCAATCGAAGCAGCTTTTGGAACACATACTATTGATAAAATAAACGAAGCTTTAGTTGTGTTAGAAAAGAAATTAAAAGGATTCGAGAATACCGATACTGGAACTGCTCCTGTTGCTCAATTAGGTTTAGTAGCGCAACTGGAAAAGAAAATACAAGAGGAAACAGCTAAAGGTCTTGCTTTAACTTCTGAAGCCCAAATAAAACAACATCAAGAACGATTAGCTAATTTAAATGCGGAATTAAATAGGTTGATGACTTTGTATTCAATAGAACAAGAGGCAATTGATGCAGTAACTAAGAAAAAAGAAGAAGCAGCAAAGAAACTTAAACAAGACCAAGATGTTTTATTAGAGCAGGTAAAAACAAGTTCAATGACTCAATTGGAGTTATTAGAATATCAAAAAACACAAGCCTTAGCATTATTTGCTGAAGGAGCCGAAGAACGATTCATCATAGAAGCATCTTATGCTCAAAAAATACAAGAGCTTAATAAAGAAACTACTGATGCTGCTATGAAAGGATATGCTCAGTTGGGTAATCAAATTGCTTCTACTTTGCAGATGGGAGCATCTAGTTGGTCAGAATATGCTTCATCCGTGGTAGCGGCTATTCGACAAACATTAACGGCTATGGCCGCTGAAGCTTTAACAGCAGCTGTTTTGAATGCGGTTAAAGTAGGTGCAAGTATGGGACCATTTGCAGTGATAGCTATACCGGCATTAATAGGAGCAGCACTAGGAGCGGTGAATACCGGATTGAATCAAATACCAGGACTAATAGATGGAGGAGT